CGTCAATACGTCGCACCGACGAACTCGACCTGTCGGAACAGGAACTCGACGCACTAAGCGACGAGGACGACGACTGGCAGAGTCACGAAGGCATGTGGGCCAACGAAGAACTGTCGGTCGTGGTACTCGGTGACAATCTAAGCACCGAACTCACCACCGACGACGAGGATGTTTTCGCCGACGCGAACGACGCCGCAGACCGCGCTGTCGAACTCGGATGCGAGGGCGTCCACCGACACCCTGACGACGACAGCGAGGGCGTCGTGTGGATGCCGTGCGGTAGTCACGACGAATATGTCGCTACGGTGAGGGGCGACGACACCGATGGCTAACCACCCTTCTCTTCCGATGACACCGTGAGTGACGCCGCGGAACGAGGACATGTCAACGATTCGCAGGAGGCTGATACAAATACATGAGTACCAAGACCACCTCGCCGGTTTCGCACTCGGCGACGGGCGTCGTCGGATTCGAACCGGGACGCCTGCGCACCGACGAGGACATCCAACTCGAAAACCTCACCGACGAGGAACAAGAGGTCGTCGAAGCCGACGAGTTTATCGTATACGGTAAGGCGAACATAGAGCAGTGGGACGACCGACCCGAGGGCGAACAACTCTTCATCCAGATGGAAGCCCTCGAAGACGCGCTCGACCAACTCCTCGCGCTGAACAACATCAGCCGACGGCACGACGACACGCGCGTCGGCGAACCACTCGAAGAGTACACCCTCGATGAACCCTCGACAGTCCACTTAGACGAGGGCGAGAGCTTAGAACTCAAGGCGGGCGACACGATACGCGCCGAAGTCATCCGAGAGGGCGAACCCCTACCGGGCGACAACGGTGTCGCCGACGAAAGCGCGCTCTGGCTACCCGCAAACCTCTTCGGTCGCAACGACACCGAAGGCTCGCGCATCAGTCAGGAGACGCGTCTCGGCGCGTACTACGGCGAACTCGACGGGTTCAGCGTGACCGTCGATAAGCTCGAAATGTCGCCGCACGAACGCGGCGTCGTCGCGCACGAGGTGGACGCACACGCTGTCACGATAGGCGAAGACGACATCATCCGAAACCAAGGTTCGACGTTCGGTGTCGCTGAGTTTGAGGCTGATTTCGGGGGACTGTTCATACCGACCGATGACGACGCACTCGCGCACGAAGCGTCTGAGGACACGGTATTCGAGACAATCACGGAGAACACAGTAATGAGTTCACTGTTCAAAAACCTACTCGGCAAGAGCAAGAAGAATCTTGCTATGGAAGCGGTACAGACAGCACAGGACGAAGAAATAAGCATCGGAGAGGCGGCAGAGAAGGTAGCCGACGACGACGCGGACATCGTACAGGAGGAAGCCGCCGAACGTATCGGTGAGATAGCCGACAAACTCGAAAAGGAGGAGACCGACCGCGAAGAACTCGCGTCGCAGTTCGCCGACGAGTTCAACATGGACAAGGAAGAGGTCTTCGAGATTTTCGAGGGCATAGAGGAAGCCCGCGACGGCATGGGCGGAGACGGCGGAGGCGGTGACGAAGACGAAGATGAGGACGAAGACGAAGAGGAAGAGAACGGCGGAGACGGCGAAAACATGGAAGAACAACTCGACAACCTACTCGAAGAGAAGGGCGTCGTCACCGAATCCGAACTCGACGACAAGCTACAGGAACGCAACGAAGAACTGAGCGAAGAGATGAACAGCAAGATCGACGAACTCGGCGACACTCTCAGCAACAACCTTGGCGAGTTCATCAGCGAAGAGATGGAAACGGGTCTGACAGCCGACCCGTCGGGTAGCGGCGTCACCGGCATGGAGGACATGAAAGAACAGGCGAAGCAGTGGGCAGGCACCGACGAAGAGGAGGGTGAGGCATGAGCGCAGTACCCCATGTCAACCACGGACGGTTCGATCACAAGAAGACGCTCGTATCGATGGCGGAGAACGCGGGCGTCTTCGACGCGCTGTCGAAAGAGGCGACGTTCGGCACCGATACCATCGACATAGCGAACCGCATCGCCGGACTCGCCCTGTACAATCAGGTCAACATGAAGACGCCGATTATCGGCGCTCTTCCCGAGATAGACCGAACGCAGGAAGAGTCCATCGACATCCGTTCGGACTCTCCGGCGGCGACGTTCCGCGCCGTCTTCAACCCGCCCGCAGTCTCGGGCGTCGCAGGCGGCGGTTCACTCCCGACGGCGGTCACATGGGACACGCGTAGTCCCGAAGCCCGTCCGAAGATACTCTCGATGGCTATCGAGGACGACTTCATCCTCAGCATAGAGTCGCGCCTCGGACACGACACCGTCGACTTCGAGACGCTCATGAACCTCGGGCGCGACTTCATGACGCGCAGCATCGAGCGCGACGCTATCGCCCGCCCCGTTCAGCAGGGCGGCGACGACTACGATGTCGACGACCTGACAGTCATGCTCGACCGCGTCATAGCCTCTGAGGACGAAGAGACGAACGGCGTCGATGACACGGGTACTTCGTTCGACGGCGGAGAACTCGACGTGTACGACATCGACCGCTCCGCGACGGGCGCAGACGCGTCGAACGAGTCGAACTGGGCAGACGCAACCGTCGACCACAACGACGGCACGCTGCGCCAGCTCACCGGCTCGCTGATGGACGACTTCCTCGATAGTATAGTCGACGGGAGCAGCGCCGAATACGAGAACCTCGTCATCATCACGGGACGACAGACGGCGCGCGTCCTAAGCGACCTGCGCGAGAGTCAGTTCCGCGCGGACGCACTTCAGGGTGCGGGCACCGAAGAGGTCAACGACGCAGAGACGCGTCTCGGACACAACTTCAACGCTCGCATCTCACATTGGGACGGTGTCCCGCTCGTCGTCGCACCGAGTGTCCCGACGGACTCGGGCGGACTCGAACGTATCTACGCGCTCGACCCGACGCCCGGACAGGTCACGGATGAAGACGACAATCCGCTGCCGAAGATAGCCATAGAGAACTACCGAGTGCCCGACGCATGGAGGGCGGGACCGGACCAGCCGGTGAACCCGCTCGCCACAGGCGAAATCAAGTCGGAGGCGGCGTTCGCCGTCTACCACGAGATCGTCTGCCGCGACTTCGGCGCGCAGGGCAAGCTCAGGGACATAGAGGAGTAAATCATGCCTGTAGGAGGACTACAAGAGCACGTCGAGCAGGAGCAAGAAGGCGAAGTCACCCTCCAACTCATCGGCTATCGGTACGTCGGCGAACGGAGCAGCATCGGTCCCGGCGGCGCGCTACAGACACGCGGACAACTCCCGCGCACCGCGCCGCTGAACAACGGCTTCTGGTACTTCGCGCGTGTCCCCGACGAAGGATGTACGTACCTCGAAAGCCGACAAGACCTCGAAGTCGTCTACGCGCAGGATGCCGAACGGTTCGCCGAACTACTCCTCGAAAAGAACCGTCTACCCGAGGACATATTCGGACGCGGCGCGGACCGCGACCTCCAAGAAGAGGTGTACGAACTCCTCGGACTCGACGACGGGCGTCCCGTAGAGCCCCAACTTTACGAACTCGCGGGCGTCGAACCGGAGGACGAAGAGGACGAAGCCGACTCCGACGAAGAGGAGCGAACACGTACCGACAAACTCGCCGAGTCGTACACCTACGACAAACTCAAAGAAGCGGTGAAGGTCGTACGCGAAAGCACCGAAGAGTTCAGTCTCACCGGCAAGGGCAAGCGCGACTTCGCGGAGTTCCTCGCCGAGCACGACGAGGACGAAGTGACAGCAGCGTTCGACGCTGCCGAAGCCGACTCCGACGAAGGGGGCGATAACTGATGCCGCCGGTCAACGCGGGCGTCCTACAGGTCGAGTACACGACGCTCGACGTGACTTCGCTCACCAACGCGAACAACGAACCGTGGGTGCCCGAGGATAACACCGGACTGTCGGATGTCGACGCCGTCTCGGTCGTCGGACACGACAAAGCGGCGACGTACACGGCACAGTACGACCACTCACAACAGGCGTTCGTGTTCGCTACCATCAGCGACGGTTCTGACCCGACGGCAGATACGGATGTCGGAGAACTGAGGATACGCGTCGAAGGTCGGAGGTAGATAGACGACGATGACGGATAGTGTCGATATAGTCGAGTTCGACGCGAACGCGGGCGACGCCGAAACCGAGCTACAGAGTTGGCTCGACGACAACAGCGGCGTTACATCCGTGGACTTCGTCGAACAAGCCTACGAACACCGCAACAGAATCGGCGTAGCGATATTCTACACGGCATAGAGGAGGGCATGATACGACATGCCGCGCCTCAACTACGCCGTACCGCTGGATGTACTCCGACGGTTCGACCCGACGCTTACCGAGTCCGATATAACCGGCGAGAATTACATCGGGAACGAGGATGAGGAGATAATAAAGTCGCGCATAGAGGGCGTCGAATCGTCGTGGGACAGCGAAGCCACGCCGATGCGCCCGCTCAGAATCGGAAGTCGCGGCGCGCCCATCCACGAATCCGCACGCGGCAAAGGGTTCCCGGTCAACATCTACCTTGACCACGCAAACATCCTTCCGTTCGACTCCAGCGAAGGCGACTTCATAGAGCGACGGAACGGACGCGACGACTGGGTAGACATCACCGGGCGACTCGGTAACGCGTGGACAGCCGACTTCCGCAAAGGCGTCCTGCGCATCTACCGACTACCCGGTGCCGGTGCCGTACCGGTTCTGCGCGACTTCCGCGACAGATTCGTACGCCTCTCGTACCGCATCGGTGCGGGCGGAGAGTACGAACGCGCAGGACAGACGACACTCTCGGAGGACATCACGGACTCAGACACAGGCACAGTCAGCGTCTCCGACGCGTCGCGCCTACCCGCGTCCGGTGGGACGTTCTTACTCGGCGGCGAGGAGTACGCCGTCGTGTCG